ACTGAATCCCAAAGGAATAATAAGTCGTGTGGAATATCTCCTTTTTGTTGTGCATCTAATAAGTCGTTGATGTACTCAGTAATTTGTTCGATGTATTCAAAATCACTATTAAAAAGATAATCACCTTCTTTATCAAATCCCATTAACTCCGCGTGTTCCCAACTCCATTTCTGTTCAGTAATGATGAACACAGGAATGATTCCTTTCTTTTGTGCATCAACCGCAGTCTTTACTAATGCGGTCGTTTTACCTGTATCACTATGTCCTAACAACATATTGATGTGACCCATTGCAGGACCCGGTAAACCTGTTGCTTCCAAGAAGGCATCACCCAAATCGAAGAAACGGTCTGGTTTGTATTCGGCTTCTTTCGAAAATTTCTTCTTGATTGCCGAAAAGTCTGTTTTTTTAATACCTGCCATTGTTTTGTTTTTAAAAGTGGGGTGGATATTTCACCACCCCTTAAATTATTTAGAACGGTAAATCATCGTTTGATTCTTCCTCATCTTGTGGGTCAGTATAAGTTACTGACGGTGCCGCAGATGGGGTAGATGCTCCGATTGTTGCTTCACCTGTTGAGTTTGAAACGAATTTCTTAGCTTCACTATCCCAACGTGGAACTTCACCTCTTGCTACCATTTCAAGATAATCTTCACCTTTCTTAGAATAAACATCAGCCCAAGTTAATTCATCATTTGTCCATTGTTGAGCAATTGATGAGTCTGTGTGTAGTGGAGATGGGTCATCAGGAATTACTGAACTGATTGTTGTGTATTCTTTACCATTACCCGCCTTAGTTAGAGATAATGTAAGAATTAAGTCACGACCTTTTTCAACATCTGTAACATCACCTTTGGTTCTGAAAATTGGGTGGATTTTATCCAATACCCCATCAGCCTTTGTGTTGTGTTTAAATCTCCAAAATTTTGGTCCGTCTTGTTCGTTATCACGGTCGATAACTTTAACGATGTAGAAACCACGAGAACGATAGCTTCTTGCTAAGTCTCTGTCTTCTTGTACACCTGTCATCATTAAACTTTCATAAACTTCATTTAATGGTGAACGTTTACCCTCTTGTGCCGGGTCATACAATTTAGTCCATTGTCCGTCAACCTGAATTTCGTGAAATTTAACAGGTACGAATGGAGTTCCACCATCTGCAGGTGGTAAAATACGAATACGTTTTTCCACACTTCTCACACCTTTTGGTAAGATTGTTGTGAAATACTTCTTCATTCTATCCTCTTGGGATACTTTGTTTGCACTGCCGCTTGCGGCGTTTTTGGTCTTCTCATACTGAGCAAGTACCGAATCTAATACTGACATAATAATTGGGTTTTAAATTAAATAATAATTTATCTATACTTAAAGTATAAACAAAAAAAGCCGGATTGTCAAACCCAGCTTTAAAATTTTTTAAATGTTTTTAGAGATTATGAGAACGGTTATGGTCCCCAACTAATTAAATAATCATTTACATCTCCCATTATGGTATTTTTTGGTGAAACCATATATCCGTATGATGACATCATTTCATTCATCATACTATTATCCATATATTTTGCAGGTACTAAGATACTATAAGCACCTTGTTCGGTTGCACCCGTCACCAATGAATTAATGTATGTTAATGATGTTCTTGTTGCTGTCGAACCTGTCAATGCTGATAAGCGTGAAATCATTTTTTTGTCTTATTTTTTAATTTTTATTCTAAAGTTAAGAGATACGATAATTTGTTTACATCCGCTAAAATCTCGTCTTTTATGTTTAATAAATCTGTGTCTTTTTCTTGTGACAATCCGTTTGTAATTCCAATAATGTTAGATTTCAAAGTTTTTAAAAATACAGTTAAATCTAATTCAGACAAATTCTGTAAATTAAGTGTTCTTTCATTTTCACTTAATGTGAATCTACCATACTTACCCATTGCAACTTCAACAAATGAATCTATCTTTTCATCCATAGATGAATATATGTCTCCAAATGCAATATGTCTAGAATATCCTTTGGTTTGCCAATGTAATATTTTAAATTGTATCTGTGCTTCTAATAAAAATTGAACGTTAGTACTGAGGTTCATTATCGTCTTGGTCTGGATTGAATGATTTCATTATTTGTTCTTTACCATAACTTTCAACTTCATCCTTAGTTAAAACATATTCATTTTTACCTGTTTGTCTCATTTCTTCTTGTTTTTGACTAAAGAAGTCTTGTGGGTGTTGATTAAATGGATATGAATCTAATGAACGCATTTCCAATTTCTCTTGTGGAGTTTTTGGTTTAACTTGTTCAATTCGATTACCTAACTCATCAATCTTAGCCATTACAGAATCCATTTGAGCTAACTTCTGTTCTAAATCAGATAACTTACTGAATACACCATCCATTTTTTGGATAACGTCGTTATTATTATCTTTTGAAGTGTCTAATTGGTTTTTGATATTTTTAGTCATATTAACTAAATCAGTAATATCAATCTCTTCAGTACCTCCAGCTGCATCCGCAGGTGCTCCTCCAACAGGAGGTGCTGCTGCGGCGTCTACAGGTGCTCCTTCAACAGGTGGTGCGGCTAATGGGTCAGCCGGTGCTCCTTCAACAGGAGGTGCTGCGGCTAATGGGTCGGCAGGTGGAATTGCAGGAACTGCAGCATCTGCACCCATATCTTGTTCCAAAATCATTGTCTGTGTGTATTTGTTAATCGCTCTGTGACGATTTAACTCTTCCATTAATTTTTGTTCTAACATAATATTAGTCTTGTAATAATTGTCTACCGTCTTCGGTAATATATTTTTTATTGATTCTTTCAACGATACCGTCTTTTGACCTTATGATGTAGCACTCACCAGTCACTAAATCACACTCTTCTCTTTCCATACCATCTTGAGATGTTCCCTTGACAGTTTTTGGGTTTAAGAATTGGTCCACCGAGTTTTTTATTTTTGAATTTTCCATATCTTTTTATATAAATATCAAGAAATTTTTAAATTTTATTTTATTAATCGGAAATAAACAACATCTCCCTCAAATAATCCGAGTTCGTCCATTAATGCTTTAGACATTCCTATACCATATGGTATTCCAGCCGCAGGTCCTGTATTAACCGGACCGATAAATCTTCTTGTTGTATAATCATAACTATACCCCAATGTAACCTTTTTATTGACTTTAGGGTCAGGATTAAAAAATTCAGTTTTTGGACTACCTTCTAAAATATTATTAGGTGTTACTGTGTTATCAAACAAGAATTTAGTTGAGTAGAATTTATCTTTATCTGAATTAGGACTAAGTTCTGACCACTTAACAACACTACTTGTTTTAGTGGTTCCTGACATAAATTCATATCTACTCACAAATCCCATATCTATGTCGTTATTAATAGGATAGTTTTTACCTCCCATTATTGTAACGTTAGCTCTCAACCACTCTTCATCGTTAAACTTAACTAACTGAACGTATTTCTCATTTTTAAATCCATTGTACGATATACCATAAGGTGTTGATGATGCATTTTCAATGATTTTCTCACCACTGACAGATTTAGTACCCGGGTCATAAACATATGTGTTACCCTTATTGTCTTGTACCACCTTTTCGTTATTTGTTTTATTTGCAAGTTTCTGATTTTCATCCTTAACTTTTGCAACCGCCTTAGATACCATCTTATCAAACAACGCACGATAACTCGCCATAAATGAATCTTTAGGGTCAGGTAATGATGTAATTGGTATTCTCGTACCTTTGAATGTTGTTTGAATGTTATTATTTGAAATACTATGGTTTACTTCCTGAATCCAATAGGTACCTCTAAACAATGGTATGTTCTTAAGATAGAAATACATCGTAGGTTGAATCATAACGTTGCCCATCATTGTAACATCGCAAGTATATGATTGTGACCTATAAATGTCAAATAATCCAATATCAATTTGTGCGGTACTTGAACCTGTTTCACTAGCACCTAATCTTTCCAACACCGCAAATGATTCCGAAGTGTTTTTAACCGATGATTGATTTAATTCAAGACCCTTAAAAATACTTTGGTTTTGGTCACCGAAACTAACCTCAAATGCAACCGCTTTATTAGATTTAAAGAAATCTATAGTATTAAACACCTCAGGTGCAATTAATACGGGATTGTTGTTTGGTTGTTGGATATTAAAACTATCATCCTTAAACATCATCTTTTTGTTTACCTCACTCATTTCCAAATACTTGGAAGTTGGTCCTGTGTATTGTAAGATGATTTTAGGTGACGAGTCTTGGTAATCCACTTCCAAGAATGTTCCAAATATATTTTTAGCAACCGTTTTTGATGGTGTTATCTTTGATTTGTTATTATAATTCGTTCCATAGAAATTGATATAAGCTGGCATCGCTCTCATATCAAATCCCGTTCTTGAGATAAGATTTGAAATTGTACCGTACAGGTTTTGTTTTTTAGAATTTCTCTGTTCACCAATTTCTATTAATTTTTTAATATCAATATAAACTGAATCACCAATGTCTACGTTTGCTTTATCTAAAAATAAAAACTCCTCTAATAAGTTTCTTTGTCCAATAGAGTTACCGGCAATCCACTTATCATTAAATGATTTAAAGAAATTATATAATTCTAATTTGATTATATCATCATTATATCCTCTATCTATCTTTAATCTCTGTTCAACATTATCGGCTTTCAGAGTACTGAATCTACCTATTAATACTTTTAAGAATAACGCAAGTCTATTTGCTTGTCCTCCAACCTTAGAAAATGCGTCGCTATCTTTTAATATGATGTTGTCTCTTAAGTAGGTTATAAAAGTTGCTTTACTTATTCCATACCCTGCCTTTCTAAAACCTGCGTAGATGTAAATTAGGAATCTAAATCTCTTAATGTTTTCTTCGTTAAGTTCGACATTATTATATCTAAAGAAATCTTCATAATAGTTATCCATATCTTCTCCAAGATATAGTTTAATATAGTTCTGTGTTTCAGTATCAATTTGTCCTGAATCAAACGCAATTCCCGTTGAGAACCTTTCTACGTTCGCTTGTGCGAAACCGCCCAATACGTGTGCATTAATTTCTTTAGGGTTTGATAAACTTAACTTAACCAAATTATCGTTACTTAATATATCATTGGTTATTTGATAGAGTTTTTCTTTTTGTCTCCAATAAGCATTCAGCATAAATTCATTCATACCAGGAGCGTTGTCAATATTGTCTGTTGAATACTTTGGTATTGAAACTATCTCTTTAAGTATTTTTTTAAATGTGTTATACTTGAATTTATATTTTGACTGAGGTACTTCTTCGTTTAATGTGTCTGATGCAAACTCAATGAACATATCTTCAAAGACATCTAATATTTCAGGTTTGAATGTTGCAATTAAATCAACAATTTTTCTATTATTCGCTGAAATAGATGGTAACGAATTATTCTTTACCATATATTGACTTGGTGGGTTAAAAGTTTCTCCACTATAAAGTGGTGATTGATTACCCATATAAATTTGGTCATAGTTTGACCAATAGGTTTTAAAATTATCTTGTTCGTTTCTACTAAAACCTGTTAGATTTGAATAGACGTGTCCTGAACCTGGTAATAATGTATATCTTTGGTCTTTCGAATCGTATTTTGAGTTATCAATCATAACACTCCAATTCCAAGCGCCGTCGCCACCAATTTTGTAAATTGGTTTTATAACACCTTTATTAACCATTTCAGTATACATCGTATTACCCGTTGCGATAAATGGATTATAGAAAGTATAATCATTAACTATTTGATGAAATATCGAATGATAGTATGGATAAAAACCAAAGTCTTTCGGGTTTACTCCTCTAATAACGTTAAAACTAGCTGTGTTTCCCGATGTACTTCCTGTGAATGGTACGGAGTATGTTCTGTTTTGATTTAAATCGTAAAACAAATTAGTGTCAATTGGTTCAGTTATACCTGATAAAATATCCACACCTTCTAATATGTGTTTTTTATATCTATGATATAACGCACCCCACTTTAATATTAAATGATATGGTACATAGTGAGTTGCTCCAACTTCTCTAAACATTGAAGACATTAAAACACCTTCGTCATTTGTATTTATAACCGCTTGTAATGCAATGTTTAAATTATCTTTTAATGGATGTGTTAAGTCTTTAAAGTTTAATTGATTTAAGAGTAAGTAAGCAGAACCTGCATATCTTCCTTTTGATGTTCTATTTTGATAATCATTGTATAGTTGTTTATGAAAATACGGAGTATTAATCATCATCCTATAATCCGTGGTAGGTGCGTTTTGATAATCTACTGTATCAAAAAAGATATAATTATTAAATAAGTTTCTACCTGTTTTAGTGTTTCTTGATGTACTTCCTGATACATCAACAACATATTCCACAGGGTCAGACCATACCCACATTTCAGGTTCAATTGATGAAGAAATAAAATCTTCAACAGTATTTAACCTAACCATACCTTTAAGGTGTATTTGGTTTTTAGTAAATCCTGAAGATAATAAACTGTAACTATATTCAGTTGAATTAAAAGGGTATATGTTTACTCTATACTCCTCACCAACATAGTTAATTAAGTTTTGTGCTAAGTTTGGATAATATCTATTGTTATCCAAAGATTTATTTTTAGGTACGTATTTTTCAACTTTAAAATCTGCCTCCAAAGATTCTCTAATATATGGTATAGTTGGAAGTTGGTCTTCGTAATATGGATATCTTTCATAGGCCGAAAATCCTAACATATATTTCTTTAAGTCTTCAGGATTTTTAACTGATGTTTTTAAAATCTCAATAATATCAAAATCTTCAGCAATTCTATTTTTAAGATTATCAAATTCTAACAATGCCAATTCTTGTATTGTATTGTTACTAAATGAATCTATAGTTGTAATATATGTTGCCCTTTCCCATATTTCATATAGTATAGAGGCAATTGATTTATCTTCGTATGGAACGGCATTGTTTAAATGTGTTAACATACTGATATCTCTTCTTTGTAATGATTCAGAATCGTTGTTTGTTACATAGTCAATTAAATCGGGACCGTTTTCGTTTGAATCATTACTCTCAACTTTTTTGGTAGATACCGCGTGATAGTTTTCTACAAAATCAACTTCAGGCCACAATTTCTTATCATAACTCTGTAGTTTTTTTGACATCTCAAAAGAGCCAGGGTAAACTAAAACATTTTGTTTTTTACCCGTTGCGGGTTTTTTAACTTCAGGCCAAGGATATATTGATTCACCAACACTATCTGTTGATACTGAGTTAAGAATATCTTTTCTTTGTTCTGCAACTTGAAACGCTTTATAATGTGTGTCTTTTAATAATCTAATATATGTGTCAGCACTTGCGAGAATCAACCCTACAACATTACGAATCGTGGGTTCAAATCCAATTCCGATATCTCTCCTTTTGATGATATCGTTCATTTTTTTCTCTATTAACTGTTCTAATTTGTTTCTTTCTTCGATGTAGTCTTTTTGGATTGTGTACAATGTCTGTAACATTCCATTTATATCAACACCAATCTTGGAATCTATTTTGTAAAAGTTTTTAATATTCAATAACGCGTTTCCTGAGATTGTTCTCGTACTAATAGTTTTATCTTTTAATAATTTTACATCTCTATTCTTACCAAACGCTTGGTTATTGTCCATAGCTTGTACGTTAGTTTTGATTAATAATTCTAACGTACCGGGTGTTGACCCTGTAATCATCTCTAACGAGGTTGCTGGTTTACTTTTCTCTAATAATACATTCCATTCTATTTCTTCGTTTGGTTCTTTTCTAAAAAACTCAGCACTTAAGTTTCTTGATTTCCAAGACAATAGTGCCTTTTCAAAGTTTTTTAAAACGTTATCAAATTCACGAATACCATTTAATACTTTTGGGTCTGCGGTTTTTGAAAATATTTCTTCTTCCAAAATACTTTCTAATCTTTGTGCAATTTTAATAACTTCCCTTAATGTTTTATCAGGAAAAGTTTTTGGTAGTAGTCCTTTTTGTCTATACTCAGCATAAACAGATTTTAAAACTGTTAAACCTCTACTTGTTTTTCTAACTACCTTATCATATTTTTTTGTTTTCTCATTAAACTTACCGTCTCTAATACTTTCAATTGGGTACATATATGGAGCTTCCATTATACCATCCAACGGAATATCATTTAGATACGCATATGTTGAACCAACAAACGTTGTTTCTATTTCAAAGTTACCGTTTGTTGAGTTGAATCGTGAATTGAACTTAACTAAGTGAAGTCTATATCTTATCGCCTTTCCATAATAACCTTTTATGGTTAAGTAAAAAATCGGCCAAGGTAAATGGAAAAACGCTTTGTATGGTGAATTTTCAGGAGACTCAAAAAGTGTCTTACCTCTAACATCCACAAATTTAATATTGACTTGTGGTATTACGTTGACACCCTGTATTTGTACGTTAATACTTTCAATACCAAAACTTTGAGCGGTACTATCAAATTGATAAAAGTCACCTGTTGGTATTTTATTTCCGTCCTTATCTTTTTTTGTTTTTTGGTCATATTCAGTATATGCGTCGGTCCACTTTGAATCAAAGTCTCTTCCTTCCGCATTTCTCATTAAATTGAAAGTACCCTTTGCAATTGATGTTAATGTACTTGCTTCATTACCTGTTACCAAAGTTGTTCTTGGAATTAGGTCCGCCTCAAGATTCACATACATTACGAGTTCTTCTGGTTTACTTTCTCTTGATAAGACTTGACCATCGGACACAACGCTATTAGGGTCGATGTACATTAAATTGTTTTGGTCGACCTTAACTAATATATCGTTTGTGTTTCCTTTTTTACTCGCCATAATATAACTTATACAATTCTACTCCTCTTTTATAGTCTTGTAAAGTCGTTACTAATGGAAATGGAACTCTAATAACAAAATTATCTTGAATTTCAAATTCAACACTACCAGCCATTGGGTTAGCTAACATAATTAACCAACCAAAATATGGTGTTCCGTAATATTCCTGTGACGCTTTATCAAGTCTATCTTTACCTTTTTTATATTGAAAATACTTGTCAGTAGACTTAATAGGTATTTCAATGCCTGGTATTATTTTAAAACTACCGTCATCTATAAAATATTGGTATCTATCAAAATATTGATTACTCATTTTTTCTTTTTATAGTAGTTTAATTTATCTCCTAACCTAACATCTGCAGAATGTAGTTTTATTAAGTTGGTTTTAGTTTCTCCTGACAAAACAAAGTCCTCATTTACAACTTGAAATTCAACTTTGTTAGTGTTTTTAGGTTCAGGATATTTTCCAACTTTAACGTTAATCGCTTTTGGTTCTACAAAAAATTTGGTTAATTTTTTATCAATAGTCTTAATTACCCCATCATTAAAATTTACGGAATCTTTTTTGGTTAGTGTATCTAAAAGAACTTGTTTTTTACTATAAAGTAATAAACTAACAAACTCTTTAAAATTATCGTCGGATATTGTCATTTCTCTATCAAATGTTAATGTAGTATCAATATCTACTAACATTTTTGGTTCATTTTTCTCAATAAATTCTACACAATTTGAATAACTACTGTAGATTTTATTTTTAGTGAATCCTGTTGAAGACGCGTAATCAAATGTTGCTCCTGAAAAAACATTACTATCTGAGACTTTACCGTCGTGGGTTGTATCTATAACAAAATTAAGTTTGTCTAAATTCGCAATTAAATCATTTCTTTTAGTTTCAAGTTCAATCGCCGTTTTATCGTCGGCAGCCTCTTTTAATATTTTAGTTAATTCATCCGCAACTATTGGTTTTAAATAAGTTTCAGTATAATCTGTTAATGGTTTATTTAAAACGTCATTTAAACCAAACATTGTAGTAATATTTGTTGCTGATAATTTATTACTCATTTTAACTCTAAATGCTGTTAATATATAACTCGTATATTTGTTCACACTTTTTTGTTGTCCAAATAATTGTACATTTAAATCAGTAACATTATTACTATTGTCAACCTTTTTAATTGTAAAATCTTTTACCTCCCTATAAACAGGTGAGAAAAATGTACTAGCGATTTTACTTCCGTATTTTTTTGTGATATTACTTATAGCTTGAATATATGAGGTGTAATAATTTGTTGTTCCACCATAAACATTTTTTATCAACTTGTCATAATTCAATACCTTACCTGTTAAATCACCAAGATATTGACCTCTTGAAACGTTATTTGGACTTTCAGGATTAGGTGTTGGAACTAGGTTGGTTGGTACAGGGGTTTTAAGTCCTGACAATTTTTCAAGTTCTTGTTTATTAAACTTAGTCCTGTCTTCGGTTGCAGTTGCTCTATAATCATATACTTCAGTATTCGCATAGAAATTTGACGATAATGCGTTCTGTAATCTTTCAACAGGTCTTTCCATTCCGTGACCACCAATGAAACTAACTTGTAGTGTTACGTCAGCAATCATTGGTTGTATACCAATACCTTCGGGGTTTAAATCCCAAGTTGAATTTTCAAATTGTAAGTTAACATCTCTGATGATAACTTTGGAATGATAAAAATCACCCACTCTCATAACACAAATTGGTGGTGGTCCGAATGTTGTATTTCTAGCAGGTAAATCTGTTTCATCATTAATACCTTTAATTGGAATTGTGTCACCAGGTCTAATACATTGTTGTAAGAAAGTTAAACGTGTATTCAATCCTTCAGGTGTTGTTGAGTGAAACGCCGGATGGAAGTACTTTAACTTCTCTTTTAATGAACTAAACGCAACAGGTGATGTTTCTTCTAATTGTTTGAAGTAATAACACTCACCCAAAGTCTTCATTATAATTCTCTTTAATTCGTCAAGTGGTGGTTTTTCTCTCTTACCTTGTTCTTGAACAGGAATAACATTTACCGGTGGTACATTAGGTGGTGGAGTCGGTACAGGTGGTGGGGTAGGTACAGGTGCAGGATTATCTGCAGGTTTTGTTTTATATGTAATACCTACAGTTGTTTCTCTACAATAAAATGTAACAGGTGCTGTTCTTTGTAAGTCTTTGTTACTTTTAATTTCTTGATTGTGACAATCAATGTTTTTACCACCTGAAATTGTTGTTTTAAATTGTTCACCTTTATTTGAAACGAAATTAAATTTTAATTCACCATCATAATCATAACCCAAATCTCTGAATTTAATTGCAGGAATTTCATCTACAATTTCTTTATCTTTTTCGTTTGGTGATTTTTTCCATTTTACACTTGATGTATCATATTTTGAACCTTCACCTTTTATATTTTCAAGTATGTCTTTTATGATACTTGAACTTCTTCTATATGAAAGTTTTAAATTGTATGTGTTATCTGCAAGAAATGATGTTGTCGATTGAAGTGATAATTTGATTTCTTGAATTTTTTTATCTTTCAATAAACCCTTAATATCACTTAATGTTTTTGTGTATCCACTATATGTTGCAGTAAATTCGTCAAACGCTTTGTTTATTTCACTAACAGTTTTACCTGTTAATTCGGCAATCTTAGCATCAGTCGGTCTTACTTTGGTTTCTTCATTATAAAGAATTTTATAATCGTTTTGACTTTTAGGTCCCCAAGCGTGACTAGGGTTAAATAATGCATCATCACCGGTTAATAATCCCTGCTCTAATTCTTCCAAATACGCACTCCTTTGATAAAGTTCATATTCTTCTTTAAATCTTTTACCTTGTAATTCACCCGAATCTTTTTTAGGATAGTCGTTTTTAAAATAAAGAGTAAACTTTTTATTTACAGGACCACTCGCAGCATTATTTTCTGAACTATCACTTTTAGTTGGTGTAGAACCTGGAACATCAGGAACATTTAAATCTTTAACAGGGTCAATTACTGTTCTTACTTTTTCAATAATTTTTGGGTCATTTGAAAATGAAAGATACCTTTGAATATTTTCGATATCACTTTGGTCTAATGTTGTATATTTTCTAATTAAAGAATAAAAATCTAAATCTTCACATCCCGCAAAAAATGCATTAATATAGTTGTCAGCCTCTTCATCTGACATACCTTTAAAATGTTCTCTAACTAATAAGTTCAAAATACTTGGGTGGTCAACTACTATTTTAAAAGATACACTACCATTTCTTGTTGTATTTTGATAAGTAAAAATTGGTTCGGGTCTACCAAGAAAGGTATTCTCTTCCCATTTAGCACTATTTTGTTCACTAACTTTTAAATCATATGGAGGAAACCACATAACACGTCCACCATTATTACCTCTTTCACAATAAGGTAAATCATTGTACGTGAAACCTGGTATGTTAGATGTCTTCCAAGCTAAGTTCTCAATAGAGAACATATACTTCTTAGCGTAAAATCCTCCATTACCTTTTACAATATTTGTTGACCCATCAAATGATGATTTACCATCTGAATTCGGGTATATGTTTAAATTGTAAGGTGTAGACATTACAGATGAATCGTACTTTCTAATAAGACCTGTTCTTTTCATCGTGTCAGAATAATTCAAGTGTGACCTATCTTTGGTCCATACTCTACAATACTCAACACCACTTTCTTCTCCTGAGTACATATTAACGTACTTAACATTAGAACCTCTAGACATAACATTGTTGCCATCTCTAAAGACTCTACTTGTTTGGTCAATTACATTTGCAACGTGTGACCTTTGTTCTATACCATTAAATGGTAATGTGTTAAGTAAATCTTGTGTTACACCTAATATTGAATCATCTCTAAATCTAAAGTTTGTTGATAATGTTCCCGCGTATTGTGATTGTTCTGACGCAAATTCTTTGTTGTGTTCACCAATCTTATTAGTTGATTTTTGACTAATCCAAGTCAGTTTACCACCAATCGGTCCACCTTCAGTAATATTTCTTTTTCTTTGAAATAACCCCGCTTGGATTGGGTCAAACATTGATGACAAATAAAAATTACTTCTTACGGGTCTATCATTAAAATCATTCATTGCAAATTTGACATCGTTACCTCTGTCATCTCCAATGTATGCTCTACCTTTTGGTGCTTCAACACCTAAAAGATTTTTAACACCTGAAGCTATTTTATCAACAAAAGAAAATATTTTTGATGATTGTTGGGACCTTGCGGTTGTTGTATAGTTAGGTGCGTATGTTGAATATGATAATAAATCATATAATCTTTGTCTTTGACCTTCACCCATATATTCAATGAATAAGTCTGAAGGTTTTCTTGATGCCTTTGGTCTTCTTTGTATACCAATTAAAGAACCTATAGCACCTGTAACATCCTGAAGTATAGCCTGAGCTTCGTTTTGTGCAACAGGTCTAACATTTACAGGATTTCTTGGGTTTGTTAAATAATCACCAGGAACCTCGCTCCAAGGAAATTCAACACCTGAAACTGTTTGTAAAAAATCAATTGCTTTACCGGGTAAGGTTTTTGCAACTGTTATTTTATTATTGAATTCAACTAATGGTTCTCTACCTGTAACAATATTAATTGCAGTTGTTGTGTTACCTTGTAACGCATCAATTAATCTAACTCTACCAACAGTTGCCGCGTATAAATTTTGTTGTATTCTCGCAAATACAGGACCATTAGGATTGTTTTTAATATTATTTGCCGCAAACTTAAATAACTCAGATTCAGTATCGTAGTTACTTGTTGACATTATTCCAATAATGTTATAATCTTGACCTCCTCTAAAATATGGGTATAAAGCCAAGTTAGCTCTTCTTGGAATATTATCTAAAGTTTCTCTAACGAAATACTCTAAAGGTTTGAAAATATTTAAATTTTGAGTGTTATCTAAACTGATTGTTCTTTCCGCTTCAACATCCCCTAAATTAGGAACAGGTGAGTCGCTTAGATTTTGGATGGTATATGAACCAGCATTAAAGGTTTGTGGACCATTTGGAACAGATAAATTCTTACCTAATATGTAATCCCTAAATCTTTTAGTTGAATCAAAATCTACGTAGCTTGGCATTATGTTTTTCTTTACCTATAAATAGGTGTTATATTAAAAATTTATTGGGGTACCGAGGTGTAAGAATCCCAAGAATCAAAAAACTTACCAGCCATATCAGGATTTTTCATAATGAGTCTTGTAAATTCATCTCCACTAACATCAGTAGTAACTTTAAGATTTACATTTTTTTGTCCTGATTGATTGTTCGAGGTTTGTGTTTTAGCCTTTTCAGCTTCTGCTTTAGCTTTCTCCGCTTCAGCAACTGCAACAGGTTTTTGTGGTTCAGTTTGACTTTGTGCTTTCTTTCTACCTTCAACATTTGTAACATCATTAATAGTACTTGTAACTGCATTACCTAAACTATTAATTCCTTCAGCCGCAGCTTTACTTGCTTCTCTTGATTTTTTTGCAACTTCCATTGGGTCGAAACCTAACGCATCTACCACCGCTTTACCACTCTTCCCCATTTGAAGTCTCGCAGCGGCGGCGATAAAGTTTACATCTCTATTGATATTTTCAACCAATCCAACTTGTTGTGTTGCGATGTCTTCCATTGACATCTTTTTAAATTGTTCTCTATATGTTAATAATGTTTCTTTTTGTTTTTCCGATAGTGATTCCAACGCTACAGTTGTTCCACCCATTGCTTCTTGTAAGTTTTTCGGAACCTCAATAACCATCTTACCATCTTTCATTTGAGCAAGATTGGTTAAGAACTCTTTATCTTCATCATTATTAAATGTTAAACCAGCAGCCATTAAATCCGCAGCTGCTGATGACCTTTGAGCCGCTTGTACTGAAAGTTTTGTTAATTCTGAATATGAAATACCCAACTCTTTAGCCATCGCTTGTGCTTTTCTTAAGTTAGCACCTGTTACTTCAAATCTTCCTTGTTCACTATTATATGTCGCTAACGATTCTGCAGCACCGATTAATGCGTCTTGTAAATCTTCAACGTTATTTGTTGAATCATACATCATTTTAATTGGGTCACTGAAACTACCCATTGCACCACCAATAGCTTGAAGGCCCGCAGCCATTGATAATGCGTTTTCAGGGTCCATAACTTTTTCCGCAAGTGTATAAACACTTTGCATATCCATCTTTAACTGTTGTGCTTTTTGAACCATACTATTAAGTCCTTGAACACCGTTTTTAAATCCGAATTGATTTAATTTGTCAATATTCTGAACTAAAGTTGCTGTAGTTGTTTTTGAATTTAAACCGAGTTCTAATGAACCTTTACCGGCTTGTGCAATTGCTTTCATCGCATCATTTGCACCTAATGAAACATCTTGAAACGCTTTCACTGCGTCAGCGGTGTCGTCTAATCTATTAAAAAAGACTCTACCCGTTTCAGTCATACTATTAATAGTCTCGCTATTAACAAGTCTAAATGTTCCGGCGTTATCAATTAGTCGAACCATTGTTTGTTCTAATTCACTAAATGAATACCCCAATCTAACTGCATTTGGATATGCGTCCGTAATCTCACCTCTGAAATCTTCAGAGAGTTGATTAGTCATACCAAGTTTGGTATTAATTTCAGAATGTAAAGATGATTGTTGTTCTAATACGGTATAAATCGAATTTTGAATACCCTTACCGACATTTTCTACCATTTGACTAAAGGTATTCAACTTACCGGTAGATTTATCAATGGCAACCTCGTATAGACCTTTTATACCAATGTTTTCACCTGCAGTTTGTTGTGAGTTTTTTAAACTTGCAGCATCAATCATACTACCAATCATTTGACCCGTATTGTCCATACCTGAACCTGTAGGGGTTGTAGTATCTGCGGATTTGGGATTTGAGGTATCATATAATCGACCAATATCAGATTCAGATGCGGTATCATCAATGGCTCTATACGCCTTAATGAAACCACTTCTGTCTCCTTTGTACCTGTTAAGTAAATTGTTTAAATCTTTTGCGGTTACACTAGCCATTTATGTATAAATCTTTCTATATAAATAGATTAATTACTAGATTCCATTTCGAGGATGTAATTAATATAATATCTTCGAACATAAACAGGCATTGAGATTAAATCAGAGTAAGAAAACCCTCGTTTAACTAAAAATAAAATCTCGTCTAATTGTCCTTTCTTATAATCCGTAGAAAGGGCGAAAAAACTCCACCCCGAAGCCGATTTCAACTTCGACTGTCTCTCCTGACGGGGTTGTAATATGTTGTACTAAATCTAAACTTGGTTTATTTTCTAAAATGTATTTACGGAAATCTTGAGAATCTTTGATTGGCATTCTCTCAATAAAATTTCTAATTTGTAATTGGTCTTTAATTCCACCAACTGACTTAATCATCATTTCTAATTGTCTTGTTATAATCGGTGCAACTCCTAAACCATTCCAACTATCTTTAATTTTATCAATATCCTCTTGTTGTTTTTGAGTTAAGAACTTAAATGTAATATCTGTTTTACTTTTTTCTAAATAAAACTTAAATTCACCATTACCATCTTCCTCTAATTTAAAGTCTCTTAGTTTAACTTGTGATAAATCAGCAATGTGACTAAATCTTTCTCCTGTTTTAGGGTCAGTTACTACCATCTTATAGTCAGAACCAAACGCTGTGTTTCTTAAAAACAAAAGAATTGCTTGTCTATCTTCTTCAACTAAATCATCAGTTGAGATGTCTTTATCTAAGACTTTTCTTTTTAGTAGTTCATTAACAACACCATTAGATTGTACTAAATTTGGTGATGCTAAAATATTTTCATCAGATGCAGTTAGATATGCAATTCTTAATGATTTTTTCTTTGTTGAATAGTGAATACCTCTACTAGGTAACTCAACAACGTCGTACGCAATCGTGGGGTCAACTTTAAATTCTTCCATACCTTAAATTTATACTATAAGTATAAAAAAGTAAAGTTTATATGAAAAAAATAAAGGTCCCTTTTGAGGACCTTTAAGACAGATTTTATGTTTATTAAAATATTAGTATACAAGGATACATCTATCCATTCTCAATGTTGCACTGATATCAGCTAACGCATCTTGGCTATAATCTAATGTACCAAAATCCAAACCTGATAAGAATGTACCTTGAAGAATCCATTTTTCAACCACAACACCTGTTGGGTCTAACATTTCAAGTTCAATATCTTTTTTATATCCAGCAGCATATCCCATACGACCTGTTACAGATTCTGCGTGTAAACGGAACCACTCCATTAATGCTTGTGCTGCTGAAGGACCAATTGGGTCTTTAAATTTAACTGAAATTGATTCCCACTTAAATCTACCTGCAACATATGTTGAAGTATTCAAAAAAGGAATTTCTGTTTCAGCGATAGTTGCTTTAGGTCTTGAAGCCGATGTTACGTACCATTCGTTGATACCCAATGAAGATGGGAATCTTAGGATAAATCGGTTCTGTCTTTTCGGTTCGTAAGGAACCGGCATTTTCATTAATAAATCTGCCATTGTCTATTTGTTAAGTTTTAAATTATTACTTTCCTATAAATATGTGCTATTTGGAAAATAGTTTTTTTTCGTTTATTTATTGTGAGAAGCTTGATTTTCTCATTTTTTTTCTTTATTTTTTCTCTAGGCTCCAGTATAACAATAGAATACACCAGAATAATAACTAGATTAATTAATAATATTTAATAAATACTAGTATATCTGGTTCCAGAATACTGGGTAAATTATAAAAATATTAGTTTTATAAAATTTGGTTCCCCGTGGAACGTTTTCAATTCCACCATAATGGTGTCCATATAAAAAAAGGGGTCCTTTCGGAACCCCTTCTTTATTTTATCTCCTTTTAGATTAGATATTCTCAAATGATGCTCCTGTTGGAGTAAT